ATGTGCTTGCAAATCTTATACCGTAGTTGCATTAGAGCCGAGTTTATCGGACTCATATTCAAAGTCCAGGCTCGTGATATATACCCCGCTCTCGGTGTCTACTCCGGTGACGACAGGCTCTCGGTACAGGCGGAACAAGAGCGTTGATCCAGCGGCGTGCCCGGATCCGCTGATGGATGTCAATTCCGACCTGATCAGCTTTGTATTCGAATCCGCACCGACGGTGATCTCAAGCTCGTTTGATGTAGTGGCCGACATAGTGCCGTCCTCCTCGCACCAAGTGTACTCCATGCCGATGCGGAAGTCGTCGGTTGTCGCATCCGGGGCGACATCGAGCATGCGGTGAATGTGCGGATATAGGGTAGCCCCGGCCTTGTAGTCCTGCGGCAGGACGATAGCGCCAAAGACCTCATCCGTGCCGCCGTATTCAAACAGGTAAACATAGACGCCGACGCTTGCGCCATTGCTGGCAATTTTCCCCAGCGCCGGGTCGCTTGTTCCGCGCAGCTTGAACTGGTTAAATGGTACGTGGATCTCCTTAAATACTGTCGCGCTGTTTTTGAGTGTGATGTGCCCGGTGTGGCTGATTTCGATAGCCTCAACCATCGGATCGGCACCAGTCGTGCTTGGGTGGGTGAAGATAGACAAGCCCACTTGGTCGGAGTCGGTGGTGGTCTGCTTGGCAACGATGGCGGCATGACGTGTAACGCTGCCGTGTTTGCTGAATCCTATGGACGAGCCAAAGTTGCCGTTGCCGGGGTCTTGCGCGTTAGTGACAAGCAAGCCGTCAATGTCTGCACCGTCAGTGGTTGACGTGGTAAACACTGCATTGGACCCGGTCGATGCGCTCTGCGCGGTCAGGCGGTGAGTCGTGTCGTTATAGACAAATGTAGCATCGCCGCCGAACGCCCCGCCATTATTATACTGCACGTTAGAATCAGAGCCGCCCGGCGAGGTGCTCCCGCCCGCGTTGTCGTCCACGTACTTCTTGTTGGCCACCTGATAGTCTGTGGTCGGCGCGGATGATGGCGTGACCGGGAAGCTGCCAAAGGTCTTGACGCCATTGACCGTCTGTGCGGCCTCGGTCATTACAAAGGAGGCTGATGCACCACCGGCCAGCGCCGGGATGGTCATGGTAACATTTGCTTCTGGTGTGGCAGCTGATACAGTTACGTTATAAGTACCGGTATCAAATATGATATCATCGCCCGTAGTGACGGAATCATTAAATCTTGCCTCGCCTTGATCGTAAAATACTATCTGTGGCGCGCCCTTATTGTCTTGAATTGTAACGGCTATCTCCGAGGCTGTCGGACTTGCCGTATGGCCCGTTATTTCAATGGCAGGGTCAGTATTCGTTGTCTGGCATGTAACGTTCCGCATATCGGTCTGACCAGTAGCCGCGTCTATGGAGAATACGATGCCGTTGCTTGCATCATAAGCCCTGAACGAAGTAGTGTCAAGTTTAACGCCAGCCGTTGCTGTCGTGGTCGTTTGTATCGTCGCGCCCGTGACTGTCCCAGCGGTAATAGTGCCGAGGTCTGCAGCTATCGCCGATAGCTGGTCCACCGACAGCTTGCTGGCTTCAATGCTGTCGGCCTGAATCAGCCCGCCGTGAATGATCTTCTGCGCATAGGCTCCGCTTACACTGGTGCCGTCAAAGTAGGCCATCACCCACACGTCATCATCCAGCGCGGGCGGGGTGTCCGAGTGCAGGAATACCGTCGGGCTGTCCTTGTCCCAATAAATGAACGCATGCGCGGTGCCGGTGGTCTCTGCTGCGATGGTATACTCGGCGTCCTCATACCACAGCTTGCCGGTAGTCCATGTCACTTTACCGGCGGCAACGGTGTAATTAATGCCGGATGTCATCGGCACATCCAGCGAATAATTGGTGAGCGCATACGGGTTGGTGGTCTGCGTCTCCTCGCTGCACTTGGTGCCCTCGCCGAACGGGTCGACCGCCGCCACGGTCACATAATAGGTGTTTTCTGATTCCGGGTCAAACGTGTAATTGGTGGCATTGACAAACGCTATCAGTGTATCGGCCGGGCTGGAGGTCTTGGCGTAGACGTTATAGCCGATAATGTCCGAGCCTGCCGGGGCTGTCCATGAGATAAACAGCTTGCCTTGCCCAGGCGTCAGGGTCAGGCCGGTCGGCGCTCCGGGCGCTGCGTTGTCGTCGTCGCAATTCTGCGAGGCCGATTGCGCCAGCGTGGTCAGCTTGTAAACGGTAAAATACGGATGCCGGATAGCCGTGCCGGAGTTGTCGGCGGCGTTGTTGTCGTAGGTGTAGATATACGGCGGGCTGGCAATGTTCTCGGTACGGACAAGCGCAGTCCGGGCAGCGTCGGAGTAGACCTTGATCTGGTACTTGACAAAGTCCTTGTCCTCGGTATGCTCCCAGGTCAGGAAGCAGTCTCGGCCGCTAAAATCGATGGTGATGGCGCCCAGCACCGGGTCGGCTTTGGTCAGTGCGATAGAGTCGGCATTGTCCGAATAATTATCCGAGAGGTCGCGGGCCTTGATGTAAAACGTGTAACTGGTCAGCGCAGGGTTGGCCATGATATAGGCCGTGCCCTTGCCCTGATAGACCAGATTAGTGGAGTTGCCCCAGTTGGTATCGGTGCGCACCTCGTAAAATGCCAAGTCCGCATCCGTGACCGGCAGCCACTCCAAGTACACCTCCTGATAGAAGGTGCAGTTGATATCGTTAAACTCTACATCAGACGGCGGGTCGGTCTTGCCGGCAAGCGTGATGGTATCAGACGGCGAGGTGCCAAAATCGGTCTTGATGCCGGAGAGCTGGTTGACCGTCTGCACGACCACGTCGTATTGCCCGGCCCCGTCGGTGTTGATGTAGGCCAGATTGTCGGTCGATAGCTCCCAGTAGATATAATCGGCGGCCGCGTGCAGCTTGTACCATACGATGTACTGGAGCGGAAATTGATAGTCCGGCACCGTCCAGTCTACCTTAATCTGCGGGATGTAGGTGCCGTCATCGCCCTGCGCATGGCTCTCGGTCAGGGTCAGGCCGGTCACGATTGGCGGCAGCTCGTTCGGGTTGGGGAGCGTGGAACCTTCCGGCGGGGTATAGGGCAGCCCCTCGTCTGAGTACAGGTCAGAGTCGTACTCCTCGCAGGTGATCTCAAGCTCATCATTGGAGTCCTCGACCACTGAGATGATGCGGAAGTCCTTGGCCGTCCAGCCGGGGACGGTGTGTGTTATCTCGCAGACATCGCCGGGGGCAACGTTGCAGTGGTTAATCGATACTTTAAACGAGCAGCCGTAGGTAGAATATATCGTCTTGTTGAGGTAATACTTGGCCATCCGGCTGGCTTGGCTGTACCGGTTGATGCAAGTAAGCTGAATCTCCTCAAAGTTGCGGCCGTAACTATCAATCAGCGTCTGATCCTTGACGTTGACATAGCTGGCCTTGAAGTCATTGGCCGCATCGTAGTACATCACCGATACGTCATTGGGCGCCTCGGACTTGTCGATCATCCAGAAGTTAAAGCTCCCGGCAACGATGTTATCCATTGTAAAGCTGTGCGAGCTGGAGGCCGACGAGTCCACGCCCAGATTGATCTTGCCATCCAGCGTGTAGAGGTAGCCGCCGAATGAGGCCAGCACTGCGTTGATGCGGTCGGCCACGGTATCCTTGTCGTCAAACACCACGTCGCAGCGGTGCCGCGGCTCGGTGGTGCCCTCGTCTGTGGTCACGGAGGTATCGTTGTAGCTTGCCACTGCCGTAAAGCTGGAGGCGTTGATCAGCGCGGTGGGGATATCCGCGCCATAGCGGGCGCTGGTCAAGAGGTCATATACTACCCAAGCGGGTGTGCGGCTGTAATTGGGCGATGCGTCGCCGTCATAGATGAGCTTGCCGCGCACGGTCACTTTGATGTCGTTAATGTGGCCCTTGAACAACTCAGAGTCTACGACGGTAAGCGCAACATAGGCCGTGTGGGCAAACGCGGTCAGTTCTTTGGGCGCGTACTTGATGAGCACCTGGGGCGCACCAGCTGCGTCCCGGCTGGTAAATACCGCCTGCGCGACGCCCGTGCTGCTATTGACAACGGACATACCGATGCCGACGATCTTGGATGCGTCATAGTCAAAAGTATCTTTTACCCACTGGCTGATATTGATATCATAATATTCTTGCGTGCCATTGAACAGGCTGCCGCTGACCGTGGTGATCTGGTCGCCGAATGCGGGCTTGTTTGACCATTTTACCGTTGACTCAGTCCATGAGTCGTCGGCCATCTCGTAGACATAGACGGTATGGTTGGAGGTCAGGCTTGTGCTGTTTTTGTATAGCCGCAAATAGGCGCTTGTGATATCGCTTGAGGCGGTCAGGTTCAGCGCGGCAATGCTGAACTTCAAAAACAGATACTTGCTTTTATTGTCGCCGTTATCATCCTCAATATACAGCCGCTTGGTCGATGACCAGTCCTGCACCGTATCATCGCCCTCGTCTACATAATTATTCTCATAGCAGGTCACGTACATAGTCGAGGAGGTAAACCGGCTGTCTGTGGTCTGCGCGGCGGTGCCGTAATACGGGGTATAGCTGCAGCCTTGATAGGTGTCAGGCGCAACCGGGATATTAACGCCGTTAATGCGCACCGAGTCAATACCCTCAATCTGGCCCTCGCAGAGTCCGACGGCTAAATTGTTGGTGGCGCTGGTGGTATCCTCTTTGTAGATGATATTGCCGGTTACTTCGCAGTTGCCATAGACCAGCGGCACCGGCGCGTTGGCCGTTGCCGAGACCTCAATGGATCCGCCCTTGTAGCCGGCCTTTTTAGGCGCGGGTTTGAAAAAGTACCGGAACGCCCCGTATAGAAGCGCCGCGGCCTGCATGTATGGGAACGCCATTATAGCACCCTCGATGGTATATAGACAAAGCCGCCGAACCGCTGCACGTTGTCATTGGTCACGCAGTTGGCCAGCGTCTTGTTGCATGTGCCGCCGGTGTCTCCGCACTCGGTGCCGCCGTACTCCCACGGGCAAAGATTCTGATACAGCCGGCCGGCCTGTTTGGCCAGTCGCGCCATCGGGCTGACCACCATCACCTCGACGTTGTGCTGATTGACCACCGGCGCGGACATGGTGCCCGCAAAGACGGTCATAGCATAGGCCGAGTTAGAGAGCAGGTTGCCGAACACCCGCTTGATGGTCAGCACCCGGCCCGGCCAGTCATAATTGACCACATACGAGGACAGGCTGTTGCCGGTGTTGTCCATGCGCACGGCGACGCGGTCAATGCCGCCGGTGATCTGGTTAGTGACGGCGCCGAACTGGAAGCCCCAGCCGGTATAGGTCGAGCCGCCGGAGGACGGGAATACCACGTCTGCGTTGGTGCCAGCCAGCCGGAGCGTTGAGCCGGTCAGGGCCAGCTCCAACAGATAGATGGGATTGTTAGCCGATTTCTGCGCCTCGGTCAGCGCAGTGGCGTTAACAGTCTTGGGCATTATATGACCTCTATAAAGTCGAACTCCAGCCGCACCGCCGTTGTGGTCAGGTATTGCAGTTGCAGGCTGTCCTCCACAAAGCGCACCGTGTAGCTTGTCGTGTCGGC